GGTGTCGATTCCGTGAGTGATTACCTTAGTGTCTTTTTCGTCTTTCCATCCCCAAGCATCAATACTGTATTGGGATATAAAAAGGTTTACGTGTCCTCTCATGTTTCTTAGTTGATCAAGAGTATCTTCACCCCATTGAGGCATTGGTAAAGTGTGTTCTAAACTAACCAACGGCAAGTGTAAAACACTCGCTAACTCTGCGGCCTTCTGGAATTGACCAAATTTGTTTTGAGAAAGAACTAAATCAAAATCTATGTATTCCGGAATTTGATTGATGTCAAGTTCTGGGTCAAGAAGATGATAGTTGTCTGGAAGCCTAGCGTAGGTTTCATTCCAGTCTTTAATACCTTCGGCTCTATACGCATAGAAATTATGACCAGTCTTAGATAGCATACTTTCGTAACGTTCATGCGTTGGAAAAGTAAGGATGTTTAACTTTTCAGTTGGCTTCCTAGTGGCGGCTCTAATGATATAAGGTAAGGGACTAACTATTGGCATTTAACAGATCCTTTATTAAGTTACCAATGTTTTTGTGCGAATATTTCTGAGCCTGCTTGAGTCCCTCTTCTCGCATTTTATTTAATGCGTCTCGTTGTTCGTAAACGTGTCTCATGCAGCGCATCAATTCTTTTATACTGATGGAAGACCAAAACTCATTTCCGGTAAAGAGATTATTAAACGTTTCCAACATGCCGGTCACGGGTTCATCTATTCCTTCTATTAAGAATCCCCCGTGACCAATAAAATCTGACATTCCTCCAACATTGGTACAAATCGGAGTTTTGCCAAATCCCATAGCGTCAAAAGCCGGTATACACCAAGCCTCTCCATAACTCGGCATAACAAAACAGTCACAGCTAGTATGGATCTTGTATATATCTTCTTCACTAATAAAGCTTGTTACGATAAGGTCTTCTTTGTAGTCATCTATACTGGGGAATCTCTTTAGCCCAATTTTAATTTCATTGCAGATATCCCTAACCTTTAATGCCGCCTCTTCTTCTGATAGTCCATACTTAGATGATTTAATCAGTATAGATACTGGTTCAGATGGGTCAAACTCAGCATGAAATGCCGTTATAAAGGCTTCTAGGTTTTTTCTTTTGTTCAGGTCTGCAATGGTGTAGAAAATAAAATTGTCTGACGCGCTTGGAAAATTTGTTTTGCCATAGCTTTGTCCGAATTTTGAAAAGTTGGAAGCGTGTGGAACAACCTTGATTGGAATTTCTACACCGCTTGCTTGCGATGATTTAACCATTTGGTTATTAATAACCCAAGCTTCATCCATCATGTTGATCTTTCTAGACCAACCAGAGTCGATAAAATTACTGGTTTCTGTGGCGTAAAGACCTATGTTCTTTTTAAATTTAGGCGTGTACTCCATCAAGTGTGGGAGAATATGCTGTATACAAACTTCGGCTCCAGAACTATCTTTTCTTTCTAGCTCGGTGATTCTGTTTGGAATTGGAATATTGTTTTTGTTTAGCTTGACGGGGCGAGGAACAACATCAATACCAACCGAATCCATAGCTAGTATGTAATCCGTGGCAGCTTGTCCCCATCCTGTACCGTCTCTGTAACAACCGACGTAAAGGACTTTCATGTTCTGTCCCTTCTAATTGATTCCCATGTGTTTCTTCTATTGCATAGATTCAACATCATATTATACGATTCATTTTCACCAAACGGCTCAAACGTAGGTTTAACGAACTTGTAAGAGTCTTCGTTTAGATACATTTCGCCAGTACCCTCCACGTACATTCCATAATTTAAGTCTCTAATAAGTCTTGACTCAAAATAAGTATTTAGTTTTTCTGGCTCTCCAAGAACTTCTGTTATTAACCATCTAGCATACTCTGAAGAAGATAAACCAGCAGAAGCTTTTTTCGCCGGTTGATGAATTCTTGGAGGAGATTTCCAAGTTTCCTCAACTGGTTTTAATTTTATTGAATCAAAGTATTCTCCCCACTTCTTCGCCGTGTCATCCCACTGATAATGTTTCTCAAAATTTTTCCTAGTTTTCTCTCCAACGCTTCTTTGTTCTTCTTTTGTTAAATTAAAGAAGTCCTGCATTATTGCAGCTGTTGATTCATTGTCTGGGACGGCTCTATTACACCCTGTTTCAACTTCGTTGTATAAGCCTTTTACTTTTATGGGATATCCTTCTAGCTTTCTGATAACGCTACTCATTGCGGAATAGTCCACACTGGCAACAGGAACCCCACAGGCGGCAGCTTCTACTTGCGGTAGACCAAAACCCTCACTGTTTGCGTACTGTACATACAAGTCAAACAGGTTCATTATTTTTGATAGGTATTCATACGATGCGCCCTTTTGAACGCTCGCTAGTCCAGCGGAAAATCTGCCACATTCTGGGCATTTTCTTCTTGCGTCAGAAAAGAAAGAAGGAAAGGCGTTTTTACACTCGTTGCACACATACGTGAACACAACCTTGCTTGAAAGTTTGTAACGATTAAGGAGCTTGGGTATATCCCACCCTAAGTCAGGATAGCTAGTGTGGCAATATAATAAGACATCGTTTCTTTTGCTTTTATCCAAAAACATCCTGAAGGACTCAAACAAGTCTGGAAAGAGTTTTCTTCTTTGGTTTCTCATCACAGTCCCAATAAATTTTACATCAGGATCAAAACCCATACTCTTCTTATGTTCTTCTTTATCTGCAACTGGTTGATAAGCAGCATCGGCTGATGGAGGTGCGCTACCTAAGCATTTTATAGCGTTGTTAGATTCGTTAATTAAAACCTCATGACCCCAATCTGAATAGTTAAATACTCCATCGGCGTTTGCAAACGTGCTTAACCATTGTTCGTTTTGCGGAGCTGCATCAACGGTTGGCATAATAACCCAATGGAAATATGGCCTAAAAGGAGATCGTTCCTGATATTCAAACATCCAAAAATCACGTATGTCACAAACTATGTCTGGTAGAAAATTTAGTAATACAGATTCAAATTTATATTCACCAAATTGGTTTGTCGGCAAAGATTCATACTTTGCTTTCTCTTCTTCTGTTGAGGGCATGTTTCCATAGAAAGTCCAAGGAACAGAGGACATTCTTTGGTCTTTGTCGTCTCCGTAACTAGCAAATTCTGCTAACTCGTATTTATTAGTAGCGTGTAAACGACTCATCACTTCACGCATGTACGTAGCGTAACCAGTGTTCAAATAGGTGGCTTCACCGCAGAAGAGTATTCTTTTTTTTCTCATGTGTTATATTCTTGTAGCAATTTAATAATTAATTCTATTTTACATTTTATGTCTTCTTTTGAACACGAAGTAAAGCTTCCTATTTCACTATTTGTATATCCCTGAATTCTAAGCTTTACTATAAACTTATTCTCTTCCGATAGCAAATCCGGAAGATAGTCTTCTATATCTTCTTTGTTGTCGGAGGTCTTGTCTTGTTCTAATACACATCTAAATTCTGAATTTCCAATCTTGTTTACTTTTTTGTTCATTGTAGAGATTGCGTTTTTTATACAAATGCTTGCAAACGTGCTAAATATAGCTTTATTTTTATCATGAGTTCTAATAGCTTTAAGGAGGCCAATCAAACCAGCTTGAATATAATCTTCAAAATTATTGTCATTCAAAAAGCAAAGAGCTTGAGAAACAACCAATCCGTAGTTTTGATGGATCAGTTTTTCCTCAAGCTCTTTTTGTTCTTCTAGTATATTATCAGCTAGATTCTTGCTTTTGGTTTTCTTGGCTGTTAAAGAGTTTGAATTCTTTAACCCTGAATTTTGTTGAGAATCTTTTGTTACCATTTTTATCAGTCCAAGAGTTGTTTCTTGCGGAGGCGACTAAATCAATAACGTCACCCTTGTCGCAATATCTTTCTATCGTGATTCCACCTGAGTCCCACGCTTCAAAATCGAAAAAATTGACACTCTTTTTCTTTTCTCCGTTTTTTTCTTTTCTATACTCACTAATCGCTAAAGTAAAAGTGCATAGACTTGTATGCTCGAACTCTACAATTTCTGGAGCGTTTGTTAACTTTCCAATAAACCGACAATAGTTTGAAATAGTGTTAGCCATTTTCTTTCCTTTTTTCAATAAGACCAAAAACTAATAATGAATGGTATGCAAGTCTGAGGTTTTTGTCAACTTAGTTCTATCACGTCGTCTACAATTAAGCCATCGTCTATTTGGTATCGTTTATTTTTAGAACTCTGACCTACTAGTATTACATTGTTTCCTTCGTATAAAACGTTTTTGTATTCCTTCCACTTGTCCGAAAAGATTGTGACTGTATCCAAAGCTCCTGTATGATCTTCGACACACAGAAATGCCATTTCAACACCCTTCATCTTTCCCTTTTTAGTTACGTATCTTTTAACTTCTGATATAGTAACGGCCATCTTGACACCGTTTTTCTTGCCGTCCAAGAACTCTTTAATCGTTGTGTTGGCGAGCTTTGTATCATAGGTTTCCACCCTTGAGTACGTCAACGCAACCCCAAGATAATTTTCTTCTGTCCTTATAATCCATTCTGGGTCATCTTTCATTGAGTGAGATGGTTTTTCACAATAAATTACTAAATCAGATATTATTCCTGATCTTCTACTATTAAAAGCAGCACCACCTTCTTTCTTGGTGGGTGACATCTTTTTTAGCAAGTTCATAAGGTCTTTATACTTATTATAATTGTTAATACCCCATTCTTGCTCTTTTTTTGTTAGGTTTCCCCAAGTATCAGTTTCATCTAGCATTTGTTTTCTTGACTCTGGAAGATGAGCAAAAAAACCAATTGATATCAATGCCACAAGCATTCTTGAGTTAATCTTGGGTGAGACCAACACAAGAAACTCAAACCAAGACCAATCAGGTAGTTTTTTGCCTATCTCTTCTTCTGCAATCCTAATTTCATCTTTAAATTTTTCTATCTGCTTCATGCCTATAGATTTCACATCGAGAAGACCAAAATATATTTTGCGGTCAATAATGTCAGTTGAAACATTAACATCTTGTATTGAAGGAGGACTCATGTAGATTTCACTATTCTTAGCATCGTTAACAAGCTCTTTTACTTCTTGTTGTGGATCAGGTTTTCCAGAAGAGTGAATAAGATAGTTGCAGTAAAACTCAAGAGGATGGTGAGATTTAGCGTAAGCGCTCCAATAAGCACAGATGGCATAAGACACAGCGTGGGATTTGTTAAACGAATACCTACTTGAGGCTTCAATCCAGCTAAAGATTTCTTCAGCCTCTTCTTCGTTAACGATCTTCTCTACAATGGCTCCTTTTAAAAACTTCTTTTTAACCTCAGCCATAAGGTCTGCCTTCTTCTTACCAATAGCTTTACGAAGATCGTCTGCTTCCTGAAGGTTAAACCCAGCAAGCTGCTGCACTATTTTCATAGCCTGTTCTTGATAAACAAGAACTCCTTGAGTTCCTTTTAAGATTGGCTCAAGAGAAGGATGAAGGTATGTTATTTCTTCTTTAAGGTTTTTTCGATCAACAAACCTTTGAGTCATTGACTTGCCATCTTGGATAGCCTTTAATGTTCCCGGTCTAATAATCGAAACTAAAGCAGCAAGCTCTTCTATGTTTCTAGGTCTAACACGTTTAGCCCAAGATTTTCCAAGATTGCTTTCTAATTGAAAAACCCCTTTTGTCTTCCCTGAGCATATTAAGTCCCAAGTTTTTTCATCGCAAAAATCAATACTGAGAACATCAAATGTGGAGGTTTCCATCTGCAAAAGCCTTTTCAAATTTAATTTTTGGAGCAATTCGTCTGTGGAGCTTCATAAAGCCTATCATCAAATTTGCCGTATCTTTAACATCTTGCAATGCGTCGTGAGCATTTTCCTTACTTATACCAAACAGGTCACGCATTGAATCCATGCTTAACGATTTTACATCGGCATTATTTTCCATCCACATCCAAACATTATCCATTACATCAATTCTATGGATTTTATTAAACAGTACTTGCTTTCCTGTTTTCTTGTCGGTTGGGCCGTATTGCTCACACATGCGCTGAACAATAGGCATGTCGAATCCTACTATGTTGTAACCGGCGGCTACTGGAGCGTAGTAGGGAGTGCCTTTGAAGTTGTACCTGTTAACAAAATTGGCGAACTTTTTCCAAACCGTTCTAGCAGCAGGAGCTTTAGCTAGCTCTTCTCTTGTCTTGCCGTTCACGGCTAGGGCTTCGTCTTCTATTGGGTCTAGCCCTTTCTCGATAGCTTCCTCGTCGTCTAGAATAGGACGAATTAAACTTTCAAAGTACCCCTCTGGCTGAACGGTTAACTTTCTTCCGTGTATGGCGACTGCCGCAATTTGAACTGGTTGCGTCTTGTCTGGGTTACGAGAACCTGTCTCAAAATCGAATACAATAATATCTCTATAGTTCATTTGATCTTCCTTCTTATTTCAAAAAATTTATCTAAAGCTTCGTCAACGTCTTCATATAGTTCGCTAAAAAAATATGAATGTACTTGGTATTTAGTCCGTTTAATAACTGATTGATAAAAATCGTTTATTTTACAAATAGACAGACTCTTGTACTCTGTGTATTTTCCATTTTGGATTCTGCTCTTTATGTTTTGTCGGTAGCTTTTGTTTTGTTTAGACATTTTCGCTTTCAAGTTGATCTCTTACGCCCATGATTTTATCTAATAATGAAATTCCAAGTATGTCAAATTTTACATGACCCATAGACTCAAGGTCATTCATTTCCATACCTGCTATTTTTTCAGAACCTTTTTTATCTCTAACCATTGGACAAACCTTATCTAGCTTGTGCGAAGATATGACAACGCCCGCTGCGTGTTTACCTTGAGATTTAAAAGTTCCCTCTATTCTCATTGCTTGCTCAAAGAGTTTAGCGTAATCGCCTTCCAGTTGCCCATCATCATTTAATCTACAATATTCTCTTAGCGTATCTGGTTGGTTCATTAGAGTCCATCTGATTACTGACGGGTTATCCATCTCTGCTAACTGATCAGACACTTCGTGTTCATGAGGTAGACTTTTTGTGATTGCGTTCATTTCATCAAAACCGCAGGCCTCGTTCATGCGTAAAACTTCTTTGAGGGCGCTACGTCCTTGTAGTCTACCAAACGTGACCATTTGACCGACTCTTTCTGAGCCATATTTATTTCTTATGTAATCTATAGTATCGTCGCGTTTTGAAGCTGGTACGTCAATGTCAATATCTGGAAGAGAAACATGACCAGCGGTATTACGGCCAGCGTTATAAAATCTTTCAAAAATTAAACCATATTCAATTGGGTCTACTTGAGTGATTCCTACTAAGTACGAGATTAAACATCCAGCAGCAGAACCTCTTCCCGGCCCCGGAATATAACCCTTATTATGAACACTATTGACTATATCTCTAACAATAAGAAAATACCCAGACAGGTTGGCTTGGCTTATAACCTCAAGTTCTTTTTTCACTCTTTCTGTGTACAACGTCTTTGTTTCTATAGTATTAACTTTTCCAGTTGGGGCAAGTCTACTTACCCACCCTTCTCTACAGAGATTACGAAGATGGTCTTCTTCTGACTTGTCTTCAGGGCAGGAAAATTCTGGAAGCATGGGCTGACCAAGAATATCGTAATCTTCACACATGTCAGCTATTTGCATAGTGGCTGCTATTTCATGTGGTTGATTAACTGCTTGTATTTCTTCAGGCGAAGGGATATGAAAATTGTTTGATTTCATAAAACCGCCAAAGGCTACATCTTTGTTTTCTTCTAGCTTTTTCTTAATTCCACGCAAAGTGGTTTTCATAGCAGAGCAAAGCAGTAACAGTTGGTCGCCAGAGTCTTGTTTTTCTGGGTAGTGAGAGTCTGCCGTAGCGACGCTTTGAAAATTGTATTTTTTTGCTATGTATCTTAACCCTTGAACAACCAAGCTAGCGGCAGGAGAGTTTTCTTGATCTATTGCTTGTATTTCAATAAAGAAGTTTTCCTTACCAAAAATGTCCCGATATTGATTTGCCAGCAAAAGAACCTGATCCACCCATTCGGGATGGATATACCTTTTAGCTTCCTCTTCTGTTGAGGCAGAGTAGGCTAATTTTACATCAACAAAGATGGCGTTCGCTAGATCGCTTCCAAGATGACCGCTAAAGGCAACCAAGTCGCCACCTGCGAATTGACCAAGAGTTTTCAAATCAAGGCGAGGTCTGTAGTAAAAGTTTTCTTCATCATTACTTTTTGAAACAGCTTGGATTAAGTTGTTCCAACCATTTTTGTTTTTAGCTAACACACAAAGATGACTGAGCTTCCTATTTTCTTCGTTCTTGATTGTGCAATCGGAGGGGCTTAGGTAGAACTCACAACCAAGTATTGGCTTAATGTTCTTAGAACGACAAGCTTGAGTAAAGGCCACAGCGCCTGATATGGTGCCGTGGTCAGTTAAGGCACAAGACTCAAAGCCTAGTTCTGAACAGCGTGAGGCAACCTGTGAAGGCTTTGAGAGGCCGTCTAGGAGACTATAGTGCGTATGCAGGTGTAAGGGCGTCCAGTTTGTCATTTTTCATCTTTCTTATCGTTGTCAACCAACCTACCACCACCGTCTCCGTAGGTAGTAATTTTATCAATAACTCCATACTCTTCAACAACTGCATTTACGCCTTTTAACACGAGTTCGTCTCGTATGTGCTGACAAAGGCTTTTTCCAGAGTCTTCGTATTCTTCGCTAAACTTACAAAGCCTTTGACACTTCCAATGTTTATGCTCATTAGAAAGAAGTCTGGGGTTTTGAATATCTCTGATTTGCTCAAATTTCTTACGTAGTATGTCTTCTGCTTTTTGGTAGTCGTCTTCGTCAAACACAAAAGAAAACAATCCACCTGCATTAATGTAATATATGCTTACTGAAAATTCACGTTCAGGATACATATTTTTAAGGGCGTAGTAATACAATAATAACTGAGTGTCGTTTTGTAGTTTACTGTATGTTTTTTCTTCGCCGGTTGCCCAGTCTAACCTCTTCCCTGTTTTGTAATCTAGTATTTCATAATACTCTTCGTTTTGTTTAAGTATTAAGTCAACCGTTCCCTTGATTGACAAATACCCTTCAATGGTTTTTCCACCAAGGTCGTATGAATATTTAGCCCACGGCTTCTTAATCTCAAAGTCAAAAAATAATTCCGTAGCAACCACCTCTTGGTTTCTAGGGTCTAACACTCCACCTTCATACGCTACCGCTTTTTCAGCCCACGATAGACATTTTCTTTTGTCTGCTTGGGTTATGTTAACTTCTGGAAAAGCAGAACTGTAATATTCAAAAGCAATATCGTTGAGCAATTCAAGATTATCACATTCTTCTAAGGTGAGAGTTTTTCCTGTCTCCTCGTCCTTCACCACATCAAGCCCATTAAGAATAGCGACCTTCTTGTCTCCAAGGGTTTGCATTACCTTGTGGGTTATTGTCCCCATTAAGGCTTTTTTGTTAGTCTTGTCTTTGAAAGATAAGTTGTACTGCAAAAAATACTTTTGCTGACAAAATTCTAACGTTCCTAAACTACTGCTTCTGTGGTAACAAACTATCATCTAATGGCTCTATTTCCGATATGGGTAAATTGTACATATCTACATGGGTTTTAAATCCGTTGCTAACGTCAATGTCTCCAGCCTTCCAAATTTTTGCTTTCGTAAAATAATCTTCAGGCTCTGCCTGCCCGACTATCCAGATCTTTTTAATACCACGATAGACGCGCCTTGTTTTTTCATACGTCATGTTTTTAAATTCAATACTTACAAAAATATACAAGTCCGGTGCCTGATGTCTACTTGTTTTAGCAACAGAAACATCAAAAAAATCTGCTGGAGCAGCCGTTCTTCTTTTTGTTTTGACCTCTATTTTTCGATCATTTTTCCAAATGTCGTAGTCGTATTTATTATTACCTTTATCGCAGCTAATAATCTCAGCTTCGATATAAGAAGCAACTGCTTCTTCTCCCAGATAACCTGCGGCGTTGCCACCACCTTTTAATATTGAATTATTTAGACTTCCTAACTTTTTAGCTTTTGTTTGTGCGCGTTCCACCATTAAAGCATCCCAAGGGATACTTATGATCCTTTTGTTTGTAGCCATCCCCATCCTCTCAAAAGTTCCATTAATGCCCTGTTGGTTTCATCTACTGTTAGAGATTCATTATCCATTACGTGATCAAACCCCTCGTAGTCATTTAACGCTGTTTCACTCGCGTGTTGATCTTCGTGTGGAGATCTAGTTAGTCTTATAACTTTACCACCAGCCTTTTGTATTGCTTCTACTTCGTTTGGAAAACGAATGTCTGGTGCTATCGCTAGTTCTGTACGACTATCTAACATTCTATTGATACAACTATCAACCCAGATAGTATCCTTGATTTTTCTACACACGTCAGTCCCAAAGTACTGGAGAAATTCCCTAGCTGTCATCGCCCCTTTATTAGATGACAGTGGTAGATCTTCCCAGTTAATACCAATCGTTGTGTTTTTTTCTTTGTCAGTACCATAGCACTGAGATTCTGTTAGGCCAAACAGTTGCATTGAAATAATCTTTAAAGGATCCGCAAAACTAAAAGCCCTCACGTAAGGCCAGATTGATCTAGATGCGTATTCCATAAAGTCTTCGTCTTTTCTATCAATATCTAATACACCAAGTCCCTCAACTTCTTTTCCGTTTTCGTCAAGCTGAACCGCATTTACTATAAGATTGCTTTCTTCGTCCATCAGAAACTTTTCAACCACATCATTTAACCTTAATTGGTATCCATGTAAAAATCTACAACAGGTAGTTTTTCCACTTTGTTTAACTCCAGAGAAGCCTAAGATATTTGTCATTATATGTATTCCTTTAATTGCGGTTTGATTTCTTGGTTTATTTGTTCAATAGACATTTCACCTACATCTTTTGCGGAGAGTTCTATTTCGACGATGTTAAATGTTCTTTCGCATTTTTTACGTATGGAGCCTCTAGCTTTTTCTCCCGCTTCGTCGCTGTCTGTTAAAAGTACCAACGTGAAAGCTCCAGAGGTTTCTAAAATTCTTATTTGTGTGTCTGTGAGACTAGACCCAAACATCCCAACTACATTCTTTACGCCAGCCTCCCAAAGCCTCCAGACATCACCCTGTCCTTCAACTAGAACTGCGGTTCTTTTTTCACGGATCTTATCTTGAGATAACCAATATCCATAAAGCCAAGCTCCAGCATAAAAGTTCTTTGAATTAACCCACTTCCTTCCATTGTAGTTCTCGTGCATTACTCTGCCTACACAACCCACCATGCGTTCAAAGTCGTCATCATAAACAGGAGCAACAACTCTATTTCGCATTTGCTTAGTTGGGTCTAAACATACCCCTACGTCAAATTCATCTAAAACCTCTTTTGAATATCCCCTGTCTATGTAGTATTCGGCTGGCCTTTTTAGGGAGGTTCTAACTTTGTTTCTTTCAACGCCGTTGGCTTTGTTTTTTTCTCGTTTTTGTAAAGCTTTTTCAAACTTAGAAAATGTATCAAAATTCACGTTTTCGGATTCTTTGTTTAAATCTTCAGAATTAGTTTCAACTAGACTCATGCAATATTCAATCGTTTCATCAAATGTGATTTCTCTGTCCTCTATATCTGACAGTAAAAGTCTAATCAGTCCAACTGGAGTATTGACATTATCTTCTTCACACCCCTGTGTCCAACATTTCCATAAACCGAAATAGGAATGTTCTGAATCTATATTCATAGTAAAAGCGTTTGGGTTGTCGCCTTTGTGTACTGGACAGGTGCAAGAAATGTAATCTTCAAAATTATTTACTTCAACACCGAACTGCTCAAGTATAGGTATTATATTTTGAGCAATCTTGTCTGATAGTTTCTTTATCTCTTTTGTTGAAAGTTTGTTCAAAACGGTTTCTCCGGATCTATCTCTTCTTCTACAGTAAAGCCTTCTTCGTTGTTGTTTACGTCATTATCAAAGCCTTCTTTTTTTTGCTTGCTGGCCAAAACGTATTCAGATTTAGTAAAGCCTTCGTCTATACGTCCGTACTCACCCTTCATATTCATGTTGATATAATCAAACTCATTGGCTAGCCCACCACCATGACGGGACAAAATAGGTACTAATTTTCTGTTTCCGCTTTCCCCTTTGTCTTCCGCTATTTCTTCGTCCGATTTTAATTTAAAGATGGTAAAACTACTACAAAGCCAAATCAAGCGATCAGAACCACTAACGGCATCACTCGATTCTTTTGTGATACCATCTCTATTTAATTGAACAAAGCTAAGACAGGGTACATCATACTGAACAACAAAGTTGTGTAATTCAGTAATCTGAAAACCAAGAACCTGATATTCTTGCATTGATGAACTAATGCCCTCTGACCCCATTAGCTTGAGGTAGTCGTAAATTATCATACAGGGATTAGTTCTACCGTTCTCATCAAAACCAACCGTCTTAACAATCCACCTTCTCATAATTGAAAGGGTTTCTTCAAATGATTTTCCTGCAATGGTAATATACTCATACGGAATACTTTTAAGTTGTTCCGCTGCTTGCGTAACACGTTCCGTTCCACCTGTAGATTTCGAGAAACCTCCAGTAGAGATTTCATTAATTTCAATATCGCTTAAGTTTGCCAAAAGGCGATTGACATGATCTTCCTTGGACATTTCTGTATCAAGAACGAGAACTGGTATTTTGAGCTTACTTGCAATATGCAAGGCTACATTGTCAGCAAACATACTTTTGCCAACTTTGGGTCTAGCCGCAATAAGGTCTACACATTTTCTTCTAAAGCCGCCACCGATTGACTTGTCGAATCTAGGAAAACCACTGCTTATGCCAAGCATTTCTGATGGGTTCTCTATTAGATCCTTTATGTATTCTTCTATATCTTCACTAATGACTACTGGCTTATCTTCAATCTTGTTATTTAATGAAGAGGACAAATCAAAGAATGGTTTTTCTCCAATGCTAATGATCTGATCAACGGTTTCGTCTCCGGTGATTTCTCCAATGTCGGATATAACACGCTTGGCTGTTCGTTTAACTTCTCTGCCTATCTCTAGCTTCTTAAGCTTGATTGCATGATGTCTCACGTTTCCAATAGCGATATCCAGATTCATTACTGCCCTAATACGTTCAGGCGGTATTCTGTTTTCAAAAGCTACGTCTAGACCGAGATCTTTAGCAGCGCTCAGTATTGATGGAAAATCTACTTCATCGTTGTTCTCAAATATCTTAACGAGACAAGAATAAAGTATCTGATTTTCTTCTAAGGTAAAAACGTTAACATTTATGATATCGTCAACATCAATGAACGCTTCTGATCCATGTCTCATCAAACCCGCTATTACAGCACGTTCGGAAGCTATATTGTCAATTTGATTTTCCATCAACCAACACACTTCCCACAGCGATGAAACTGTCCAACTTTGTATTTTTTATTAATCTGTTCGGTAGTACCGCAAACATGACAGACTACTTCAACTAGGTTTGCCGGAGGTCTTCTTTCTGTTAAAGTAACCTCTGGTGTTTTAAGTTCTGGGTCTTCTGAAACCAACGCTTCTGTACCATCGTCAACAAATTGATTCTTTTTAGCTTTGACTGGTTCTCGTTTGCTTTCGTCAGGCTCTTCCGTTGTCGAAAAATCTAAGTCTTTCGACCGCATCTGCACTGGTGACTGCACGGCTTTTTCTGTGCTTGGCTCTTCTGGCTTTCCTTCTTCTGGTCTGATTTCTTCTCCCGTGAGAAGCTTAAAGCCTTGAGTAACTTGCTCCATATCATTGCTAAGAATTCCTTTTCTAATTTTATCTATAGGACTCATTCTTCTTTCTCCTGCTAAGTTCTAATAATGTGTCAGCTTGTCTTCTAATATCCCGCACTGTATCGAAAAGCAAAGTTGATCGACCTTCTGCAATTCTTTTAACTCTCCAAACCTTTTGAACAAAGTCATCTTCTCTTATCACAGAGTTTACTTTGACTTCCCATTTTGTATACTTGTCAAAATTATCAGCCTGTTTAGCCACTGCGTAATTAATGAGTTCTTCACACCATTTTGTGCGAACTAGATGCTTGTTGTATATTTTTTGTAGAAAGTTACAATACCCCTGCAAACAAAAAGCCTTTTCGCAGCATTCTTCGCCGGTCAGGGATTTTAATTCAAACCCAGTGAGGTTAATTGTTTTTTCAATATCGGGGTTAGATTTTACATCTATAACGCCCTCGTTAGAAATATAATTTTCTAAGTCTTGGATGAAATTATCCAATTTATCGATTGATAATTCTTTGTCTCCACTCATCTTCTGTTTCCGAATAGCTTAATGTGATAAGGTCGATAGAGTTTATTTCAAGCCAGCGAGCTTTATCCCTGTCTCTCGCTTTGGATTTTCTAAAACCTCTAGTGTCACCATGAAAATGAGCGACAAACTCGAAGTGTTGCCGCCCGTGAACTTCAACCGCCAAAGAGCTTGACGGTATCAAGAAGTCAACAAACAAAGTCGATTTTCTTGATGGCTTGTGTGAACCGGGAAGAGGAACTTCCTCAAGAATTGTATCATATTGAAATTCTTCATGCAAGAGTTTTCTTGCAAGAATATGTAATTTACTTCGAGGTCTTTGCTGGTCGCCAGAAACTATACATTTTGACAGTTTCCATGATCGTTCTCGGCCATCAAAACCAAAGGCTTTCAAGATAGCAGTACCTTTAATGAATTTTGCAAAGCTGGCCAAAGGTCATTGTTGGTTAAGAAATCTCTGAGCTTTTGCTGCCCTTGAAATTTAACAAATTTGATAATTTTTTCTTCATCTTCTATATCTATTTTGGCTTCCTCAAGAATCTTCTTTATCAGTTTTGGTTCGTCCACAAGAAAATCGCAAGTGTACCAAGCTCCAGCGGCAGAGATTAAATCGAAATCATTCGCTTGATCAAACAGCTCTTGTTTAAAATCAATTCCCGTTCCATAACGAAGCCAACCAGTAGCTTCCCCACCAGTGAAACCTCCTAACGCCGAAGTAACAATTTTCCAATGAAGGACTTGTCCAATTTGACGACCTTCGTTTTTTTCTTTCCACGGTTGAATCCAAGCTATTTCGAGAATGGTGTCTGCTTGATAACGAACTTTAACACCTCCATCAGCAACCTTCTTTTTCCCCATTCCTCCAGTGTTAGCAATGAAGTGCGTAATCATGATGATGATAGCTTTTTGTTTAGGAACTACGCTACTCATCTTCTTACAAAAGTTAGATAGGATTCGTGGAACGCCGGGTCTATAATCCCCTCGGACTTCTTCGTCTAAATCTCGTTGTGCTATTAAGCTAGATATTGAGTCAATAATAACTACACAATTAGGATGAGATTTTACTAACTTTTCCACTGCCCCAAGATATTGTTCAGCACTTAGTGTTTCGTTTTCAGATTGAACAACGGTGATTTTGTCTGCTTGTAATCCTTCAACACCCTCAAAATTTTTGGTGCTTAATCTACCCTCTACATTAATATAGAAAATAGGACGACTTCCATATTCTTTTTTTTGACAGGTTGCGGCAAACTGCAAGGCTAATGTAGTCTTTCCACTTTTGGGATCTCCAATCATTTGAATCCAAGTTCCTTCTCTAAATCCTCCACCAAGAGAGTAATCTAAAGCAGGACTTACAGGAATGCTTTGCATGTCTTTTAAGTCTTGAAATACCTCTGCTCCGTTTACAAGTATGTTTCCATATTTTTTTGTTACGGTTTTTAATGCTGCGTCATTCATTGTCTAGATTCCTTAATTCAGATAACCTGCTCTGTTTTCCATACGGTTTGTTTGGAATAGCGAGACTATTGTCTTTATATTCTATTTCCTTGATTTCTTTTTCTTCTATTCTTTCTAACTTTGTTTGTTCTTTTTTTATCAGGTCTTCTAGAAATGTTACCCTGAGAGAATAGATTGTTTTACCTTTATAAGAAGTCAATGCATTTATGATTGCTTTCTCGTGGTATTTTTTTAAGAGTACGTACGCCTTAGTGACTTGGCTTTGAAATTTCTTTTTCCATTTGTCCGTATTCCACAGGGCGTAAGCTGGTCTACCAACGTTTTCTTTTTCAGCCTCTCTTAAACAAACCATTTCGGCAATGTACTGGGCTGCGTTACAGGGTTGCCCCGTCGTTTTGTGGGTGTAGCCTTTGTTCATCCAATATTCCTTTTTTAGCAATAATACATTCTGGAAGTTCGTAAGGGTCTCTTTCCTCAACTTCTTCCGCAATCAATTCGGGAAGTCTCCATCTTCTTACAGATAGTTTCTCTCCTTCTAAAAAACCCAACATAAACGAATGCTGAGTCATGTCTCCAAACATTAAAGCTCCAGCGCTTTTGCAAAAGAAGTAGCCGTCATAATCAGACCCTATATCTTCTACGTGTGATTTGTTTCTTACTTTCATATTTACAATGTGTAAACTATTAACTTCACAATATTTTTTAAGTCTAATCCACGCGCTTGGAGGTTCTACGTTTGGTCTACCATCATCTTGATAGATAGTCTCTCCATTAGAAAGCGTCGCTATCCACAAGGGGTTAGTGTCTGCATACACGTTTATGTATGTGTCAAATTCTTTAGATAGAAAGATGTTCATTTTTTCTTGATTATATGAATGGCATTCTTATGTCTTTGGTTGATTTTGACTCTACTAGGTCTAGTTGCGTCAGCAACTTCTGACGCTGCGGATGTCATAATTGTTACACCTCGACCTTCTTTGTGACCCATTAAATCTCCAATATCAGACCCTTCGTCTTGAGCCGCATCTTCTTCTTTGTTGGTGTCTGCTACAGTATGCTTTTTAACAAAAGCTACAGACCTGTTAAGATCTTTTGCAACATCTTCTAAGCTGTCGTTTGAATTGTTTTCGATATAAAACTTTTCCACCTTGGTTATTTTTCCTGTTTTTTTAGACATCGACATTACTCCTTTCAGCCCACGTAAGACTGTTTCTTTGTTTGGTTTTTAGATAGTCTACATAGAAATCAAATGTTTCTTTTTCGACTTTGGAAAATTTAATAAGTACGGTGTTTATTTTTTGGGAATCCATTCCTTCTGGATCAAATAAAGAACCCCTTAACGTCTTTATGTAGTATGTTTTCTTATCATTAACTATTGCGATATAAGCGCAAGAAACTTCTACATTTTCTGTAATGATATTGGCGTCTTTGTCGTAATAAGTATATTCTACCTTTTCGTAATCGACAAACTCAGAAATGTCTTCAGGCATCTTTAATCTCCATTGTTAATCTAAAGAAGTTTTCTTCCTCTTCTTCTTCTTCCATTTCACCAATCATTAATCCTTCTGGAGGAGACTGAAAGTATTTACCGGCAAGTTCAGTAATCCAACTTTCTCCATCACAGAATGGACATTCTACAATTAGCTTTTGTTGTTCTTCTGATTGACGAACACGAACAAGCTTTAAAAGAACACTGTCGCAGTCGGCACAATTTACGCTTACATCTTTTATGTCTGCGACCTTGATTACTTCCTTCTTAGATTCTGATGTATTAAAATTAGGCTCTTCCATCACTTCTGTCCCTTTTTTATGTAATTTGCTTTTTGGGTCTTTGTCATCTTGCTGATTTCAACTTTAGTTGCGTCTCCAGATTTTTGCCACCATTCCTTTTTTTGTTTTACTTTTCCTTCTTCTTGATGGCGACGCTTATCTTCAGTCTCGTAAGTTCCCATGTTTTTTGTATTGCTTTCGGCTAACTGACCTAAAGTAGTCGGTTCGCCTTTAACAAAGGCGGAGGGAGCTTGATTAACTATAATCTCTACGTTGCCACCACTGCACTTTTCGCAAGGAGATGGCGTGTCATTGAACCCATGAGATTGTTCAAATTCATGGCTACAGTCTTGGCATTGGTAATCGTAAGCTGGCATTAGTTATCGTGAAGCGCCTTTAAAATTCTAGAGATGATTTTATTTCTAATTATATCATCTTCTGTCAGTTCTGCAATACCAACTCCATCGACTTCGTCTAATCGGTATAGCAACTTATCAAGCCCTCCTTGTTCAACATGCGTCAAGTCTGTTTGATCCATATCTCCATTTATGACAGCTTTAGAATCCCAACCAATTCTGGTTATAAACATCTTTAGCTGTTCAAATGTAGCATTTTGAGCTTCATCTAATATCATAAAGCAATTATGGAAGTTTCGCCCTCTCATATATTCCAAAGGACATACTTCAATTTTTCCTTCATCTCTATACGCTTGAACCCTACTAGAGTTCAGTCTATATTCCATCTCTTCTAATACTGGAATAAGGTAGGGATGTATCTTTTCTTCAAAGGTTCCGGGCAAAAAACCAAGACCTCTTCCTGATTCAATAACTGGTCTGGTAACTATGATTTTATCAACTCTTCCATCAAGCAAGTAGTCACAAGCAATACCTACTGAAACTGCTGTTTTTCCTGTGCCAGCAGGGCCAGTACAAAGAGTAACATCGTTGTCTTCTATTTCTCTTATGTATTCTTCTTGATTTTGAGTTTTAGCCTTTAATGACTGCCTTCTTTTTGGTGTTTGTTTTTGTGCTGATGTTGGTTTCGCTTTTCTTTTTGCCATTTTTATTTACCTGTAGAACCAAA